TCCCACCTACTGGACCGCCCGCGATGTTTTAGGGTGGATGATTGCTCGCAACCTCGTCTTCGAGAAATGCTGGTTCCGAGGCGATTGGTTTTTCCCTGCGGGATGCGACCCTCAAAAAAATCAAATACCGCTTTGAAATACACCATGCGGTTTAATTCCAAACGTTGGCGCCGGGCCAAGCGACGGCAGCGCCTGAAATTGAAACAGGAATTTCTCGAGTGTTTCACCACTAAGCCTCCGGATCCCGCCTATCTCGTTTTTCAGGATTGGCTGGCTGATTACTTTGCGCGCATCTGCACCGCCAACAGAATCTAGTTAGATTCTCCACCTTTGCGTTAACTGCGTTCTTTGCGGTTATTGCGTTAATTGAGTTTTCTGCGTTATCCGCGTGATGTGCTTGATGTGCGGCTAACACTTTCCCTGCGGTTTATGCGTGAATGGCGTCTGTGCAAAGAGGCGTCAACGCCAAGGAGTCAAATGCAATACTAGTGGGAGCCGCCATTGCGGCATTCGTTACGGCGCGTACACGTGAGGTGTACGCGCCGTTTGTATTTTCGTTCTCGTCCTCCTCGATCTCGTGAAGTTCTCCCAGCGCTTCATTCGTTCTGTCATCCGCCTGGTTTGGAACCAGGCTAAAAAGGGCGCGGACACCTTTCTCGAAGCGCTGAACACCGGCCAGAGCGGCCAATGGGAAAATGTCGGCACCGGCTGGACCGTCCAATCTTCGAGCGGCGCCGGCTACGCCACGTCGTTCCATATTCCGATGTCGGCTGATGATCCGATCGGCCTCACCCCATCCGCCCTGCAGGAACTGTTCGAAATCCTCCTGGAAGCCTACGCGGCCGTCAAAGCCGCCGGCACAGTGGAAGAGGAGGACGGCGATGCCATTGCCTCCGCATTCGTCGCCGCCATGTGGGCCCGCTTCCCCACGATCAAAGGGTTCACCAATAACTACATGTATTTGACCCCGTGAGCCTCCGTTCTCAACGCGAAATCACCATTGCCGGCATGACGCCTCGAACGCGCCACGCCAGGGCGCAATGGTATGAGTCCTCGCGCTGGTCCCCAAATCGCTCCTGGATCTGGGAACCCGTCCAGGACGCGAAAGCCGACTTGGATCGGTTCACGCGGTATGAGCTGAACAAACGCGGCGAAGCGCTTTGGAAAAATTCTCCCATCATCCGCGCGGTGGTCCGCCGCATGGTGACATTGATCGTTGGTGTCGGAGCGTTCCCCACACCCAAAAGCTCGAGCAAGGAATTCAACACCGAGCTGCGCGGGTTTTTGAAAAACAAACTGCGCCGGCCGTGCGTCGATAACAAAAAATCCTTTGGCAATTATCAGCGCGTCAAAATGACGGGCATCATGAAGCACGGGGAAAGCTTCACCGTGTTGGTTCACGATCCCCGGACCAAGCAGGATAAAATTCAGGGCCTCGAATGGCATCGTTGCACCGGTGGCAGCGGAAAACCCGGCGCGAAAAACCAGCTCGTTTTCGGCAACTCAGATTCCTACCTCGCCAAGGCCACGGATAAAACCGGCGGCGGCGATGGCATTGAATTTTACGAGACCGGTTATCCCAAGGCGTACCGCTTTCTCGGAATGGACGCGCCGGTGGACGAGAGCCTGGTTGTTCACCACGCCATCATCGAGCGCGATGAACAAGTCCGCGGCGAAACCATCCTCGCGGCTGCCATCAACACCGCACACGACGTAAAAGACATTCTGGCTCTCGAAAAAGCCGCTGTGAAGGACGCCTCGAGCAAGCAGGACATCATTCAGACAGCCACCGGCGATTTCGATCCGGAAACCATGCTGAAACTGCCTTTCGGTGAAGGCACCGGAAATTTCCCCACGCCCATGAGCCTGCCGGCGGACGATACGGCCCGCACTCAGTACTACAACACGAAATTCCAGGGCGGCGCCGTGATTCTGAAGACGGGGGACAAATACACGCCTTACGAGCCCAAGCGCCCAGGCAGCGCGTGGGAAGGTTTTATGGCATTCCTGGCCAACCTGATTGTGTTGTCCACCGGTTTGCCGCCGTCGTTGCTGCTCCCGATCGACATCGGCGGTACCGATATCCGGCGCGATCTGCAAATTGCGCAAAAGCTCGTTGCCATTTTCCAGAGCGATTTCGAAAACGACCTGCAGGACATCGCCGAATACTTCATTAAGGGCGGCATCGAGGACCGCGTTTTCAAAACTCCGATTCCTCCGGATTGGAACGAGCTGGAATGGCATTTCACTGGCAGCCTCACCGTCGACCGCAACAAAGACCAGGACCGCCGCGCGGCCGTCGGCTCCGGCTTGCTGAGCTGGGACGAATACTGGGGCGAAACCGCCCAGGACGGCGGCGAGGAATGGGAAAAGATCAATAAAGAGGTCCGCCAGCGCCGTTTGGATATCTCCAGCATCCCAATCGAAACTCCCTTCGAAAGCGCGCGCGAGTTCAAGGAATACCTCTCCCTCGAAATGGCTACCAGCGAGTCCGCGAAAGAAACCGGCACGCTTGAAGGCGATCCCGCGCCGGCGCCGAAAAAGAAAAACGGGAAGAAAAAGCCCGAACCCCAGAACGCATGAAATCTTCCAAGCGCCCATTCAATTTAGCCATTCGTGCCGTCGACCAGGAACGTTATGAGATCTCCATTCGTGGGATCATCGGCGAATACGTCGATTACGAGCGTTGGACCATCAGCGACACAGAAAAGGACGTCCTCAATGAACTCAAACAAATTCCCCAAGACGCAGCCATCGATTGCCGCATCAACTCCCGCGGCGGGGACGTCGGCCTCGGGCTCGGCATCTACAACGCCCTCAGCCAGCGGCGTAAAAACCTTACGACCTATAACGACGGTTACGCGATGTCTGCGGGGTCCATTGTCCTCCTCGCCGGCTCTAAGCGTGTCTGCCCGACGGCTTCCATAACCATGATTCACCGCGCCCAGGGAGGCGTGGATGGCACCGGAGAAGACATGCGATCGCTGGCCGATGGCATGGATGTCATCGACAACATGATGGCCAAGGTCTACGCGGAAATTTCCGGCAAGAAAACCGCCGATGAATTCCTGGCCATGATGAAAAAGACGTCGTTCTTCGACGGCCAGGGCGCCCTGGATATCGGTCTGGCCACGCATTGCGAAGGGGACATCTCCGCTCCGGAAGATGATGACGACGATATCTCTGACGCTGAAAAACGAATCATCGCCAGCTTCGAAAAACACATTCCCGCCAATTTGCGATCGCGCGTGTTGCCCAAGGCAATCACGCCGATCGCGTCACTTCCGGCCGCACAACCAGCGGCCACCAACAAACAACCAACCGCAAAGAAAATGAATAAAATCATCGCCGCGTTGGTGGCCGCCGGGTTCACCGTGGCCACTGATGCCCAGGAGGACGCCGTTCTCCCGATCGTCAACACCCTCATCACCGACCGCAAGAATTTCAAAGCCAGTTTGGATGGCCACGAAACCGCGCTCAAAAACCGCGTCACCAAAAAGGTGGAAGCGGCCGTCACCGACAAACTCGTCAAAGCCGAGCGCAAAGACGCTTTGATCAAAGCCGCCCTGACGGATGAATCGATGCTCGATTTCATCGATGACCTGCGCGCGGAAGCGGCCAACAAAACACCTCGCGGCGCTCAACCAGCTCGCCGGCAGGGTGAAGAAGAGGGCGAGGACGTCGAGAAGGCGATCGAAGCGAACGACGAAATCATTCACGGCCGTAGAACGGACGTTTCCAAACGCACTGAAACCATCCGCGCCAACCTCAAGCTGCGCGGCCTCGACAACCTCGTCAAAAAACCCGCCAGCACCGCGGCGAACTAATCCAACGATTCACCGGATTCAATTCACCAACCGAAATTTTTAAACCGTATCAAAATGAAAACGTTCAAATCAGTATTTGCCCTGGTCGCACTGTTGCTGGCCTTGGTTATGGGCGCCGTGACTCGCGACTGGGTCACCGCACTATCCGTCCTCATCCTCGCGGCGTTTACCCACGCCTCCTACCACGCTCCACGCGGAGCGTTGCGCATCACGCTCAGCGTGCCGGAACTCAGCATGTTGATTTTCGACGCGTTCAAGACGCTCACGCCGGAATTATTCGGTGAAGGCGGCTTTGCGCTCGATGTCTCGAGCAAAACGGCCGTGCTGGGCGATACCATCACGTCGCACATTGGCGCGGTCCCCGTTCCGGCGGATTACGACCAGGTTACTGGCTTTGAAAACGGCATCCAGGATGCCACAAACCTCGCCCAGGATGTTCCGGTCACACTCCAGTTTTTCAAACACGTGCCCATCCAGATCAAATGGCTCTCCCAGCTCTCGAGCAAGATCGATCTCACCCGGTTTGTCATGAATCAGGGTTATGCATTGCGCAAATTGATCATCGATACCGCGCTCGCCCAGGTGACGGCCGCGAACTTCACCCATCAATACGCCACGGATCCGGCCAACGTGAGCCTGGATACCGTTGAGTATCTGCGCGGGAAGTTGAATGGCCAAAAAGCCTCGCCGTTCGGCCGCTTCGGCATCGTGAATACGAAAGTTGCCGGCGCCCTGCAGGCGGACCAGCGCGTGGGCTCTTCGCTGTTCTACAACCAATTGAACGGCGATAACCCAATCCGCCATTACAAAAACCTCGCGGGTTTCCGGAATATTTACGAATACCCAGATTTCCCGGCCGGCGGAAACATCCAGGGCTATTTCGGAGATCAACGCGGCATCGTCATCGCCTCGCGCGGTGTCGATTTCTCGAACGCGGCCGATCTGCTCCGCGTTCCCAAGGTGGTGGAAACCGTCCCAATGCAGGACGACGAAAGCGGCATGCCGTTCACGGCCGTTGGTTACCAGAAGTACGGCACTGGCGATGTGACGTTCTCCATCGGCGTGCTCTTCGGCATCGGCGCGGGCAACCAGGGCGGCGCCGCGGACACCAAGACGGATCCGGCCGGCGTGCGCTTCGTGAGCGCGGGCAACGAATCCTAATCATCTCCCGACTCTTGCCTCTCGACCCTCCCGGTCGGGGGGAAGGGCCGGGAATAGCCAAGGAGTTTTATGTTGATTGGAATCAAATTGACGAAGGCCAAAAGCGGCCCTCCAACGCCGTCCATTTTCTATTGCGGCCTCAACGCCGTGGATCTGCGCGCGGAACATGCCAAGCTGCTCGCTGAGAATGAGGCCGGCGTGCGGTTTTTCTACTGCCACAACCCGATGATGATCCCGCTGCAGAATGTAGCGGAAAACACCGAGGATCATCCGGACCAAGTGGCCGCGCAAAAACGCCGCGCGCAATTGGCGGTTCAAAACGAGGCATTGGCTGAAGCTGGATCCGTCATTCGCATTCCAGTGACCGAAGGCCAGGGCCCGGAAACGCCGGCTGCCGATATCATTCCGATCCCGGGCAACGCGGGAAGCACTGACGTCCCGCCGGCGTTGGAGCCAGAAACCGAAAACTCCGAACTCGAAACAATTACTCCGGAAGCCCGGCGTGCCGAGCTCACCGTCCTGAAGCACGCGGATCTCCGCGGCATTGCTGAAGGCATCAAAAACGCCGGCCGCCCGATCGCACTGACGACCGGCACCAAGGCGCAGCTCATTGAAGCCATCCTGGCTTCCGAAATTTCAACCTCCGGCAGCGAAGTCCCGCCCACGGTGGCCCAATAAACCCGAACCCAAAAACCTGTAACCAAATTTTTAACATGAAAGTATTTTGTAAAAAACTCGCGGACACGTTCCGCAAACTCACACTGGGCCTCGCCATTGGCGGCGCCGCTCTCAGCTCGCCGTTCATCGCCATCAATTCCGCTTCCGCCCAGGGCGTGCCCGCCCAGGGATTGTTGAGCATCAACACCATCACTCTGCCATTCACCACGCTGGATGGCACTGTGACGTCCACCAACCTGGCGCAAGGCTGGTCCAGCTTTGTCACCAACACCTTGATCAGCACGACGTGGAATTCCTCCTCGAATGCGTTCATCAGTGTCACCAACACAGCGATCACGACGAATACGACCTTCGCGGATTGCTTCGCTTCGCAACAGAAGGACTTGGCGGTCATCGCCAAATTCCAACTCTCCGCCGCAGGAACCAACACACTCACCTTTGCGCGCTTCATGGATTCCAACACGGTGGACACCAATAACACCGCCACGGTTGTCGCCGGCGCCACTGGAGCGGGATACCTGATTGACGCCACCAATTTCCCGTCAACGTGGATTGGCGGCTGGACCGGCGTGCGTTTGATCACGGTCGCTTTCGCTGCCACCGGCGGCGGCGCATCGATGACCAATAACCAGTTCTTCAAATACGAGGTCAAAAAAGTCGCGTTCTAACCATGAGTCTCGCGCGCAACTTTGCGGCGGTTGGCCAGCAAGCCACCGCCGCTTTTGAAGAGGAGGACGTGGTCAATTTAAAGACCGGCAAGTCCTTCCGCGCCAAGATTTCCACCATCCAGGATATCAGCCTGAATACCGAAATGGGCATCGATCCACATGCCACGGATATTTTTTACGTCCGCGATCGCTCCTTGCTCGGAACCATTCTCGCCAATCAGCAACTCCTCGCCCTGGGAGCGAAATTCATGGTCCTGCCGAAAAACGATCCGGATAACCCCGTGAGTCTGCACCTGGAATACCACTGCATGAAGCTCGGGCCGAAAGATCAATGAGAGTCCAAAGTCCAACGTCTAATGTCCAAAGTCGAAACGCTTCCGAGAGAAGCGGACTTTGGACTTTGGACTTTGGGCTTTGGACTAAAGAATCTTCCCGCGCGGCAAAAATTAGCGTCCTTGCCATCGCTGCGCATTCTACCCACACCGCCCGGCGGACATTATTTTCGGGCCTGGCGGTCCTCTTTCTTTTGGGACTTTGGACTGCGAACGCGGCCCAGGTGCGGATTGGCCCATTCACTAATTCCGTCACCGCGGAGGCGGACACGAACGTTGTCCGTATTATCCCCATCTCCGGACCCGTGGCAAATGCGGATGGCTCGTTTACGACGATCGGCGTTCCCTTGCGCGTCACACCCACGGCCGATGGCAGCATCACCAATACCCTGGCGCAGAATAATTACCTCGCGACGAATGCTTACCTGGGGCAGGGGATTGTCTTTCGCGTCCCATTGGATNCCGGGCCCACGGTCTACTCGATGTATGACCTGCGCATCAGTGGTTACAACACGTTTGTCACCATCGGCGGCGGATCCAACACCAACCCACCCACGTTCAACGGCATTACCAACGCCCTGGGCGGCGTTCCACTCCTTTCAACGAACCTGCCGGCGTTGACCAACGGCTTCATCGGCAAGACGGACGCCACGAATATTTCGCAATTTTTCTCCAACACCTCGAGTAATTCGCTCTATTCGGATTACACGACGAAAATCGCGGTCCTCAGCGCGCTCGGTCTCACCAACGCGTTCGCGACCAACGCCGCCGGCGTGAGCTATTCGGGGGGCCGCATTTACATCAGCACGAATTACGACGCCCTAGGCACCGCGCTGGCGATCGGAGCTGCAGGAACCAATTACGCGAACGGCATCAGCAACGCCTTCATCGCGCTGCACGGGCTGAGCCTCACCAATGCTTTCGCGACCAATGCCGCCGGCGTCACCTATTCCGCAGGCCGCGCCTACATTAGCACGAATTACGACGCCCTGGGAACCGCGCTGGCGATCGGCGCAGCGGGAACTAATTACGCGAACGGCATCAGCAACGCCCTCATTGTTCTGCACGGGCTCAGCCTCACCAATATTTTTGCCACAAACGTGGCGGGCGTGAGCGTTTCCGGCCAACAAGCTTTTGTTTCCACCAATTACGATGCGATCGGCGCCGCGCTGGCGATCGGCGCAGCGGGAACCAATTACACTCTCGCGGCGAGCAATACACTGTACGCGCTGCACGGGCTCAGCCTCACCAATGCGTTCGCGACCAACGCCGCCGGCGTCACCTATTCCGGAGGCCGCGCCTACATCAGCACGAATTACGACGCGCTCGGCGCCGCGCTGGCAATCGGGCTGCAGGGAACCAATTTCACGGTGGCGGTTAGCAATTCCCTGTTTGGGCAAATCACGGCCGGCGGCATCGATGCCAGCACGGCAACGAATATCAACAACGCGGCTGCTGGTGTGATTTCCACCAATGGCGCCAACCAGACGTTCAAATTCACCAGCTCGGCAACAAATATCATCCAAGGCCTAGCGCAAACGATCTCCGATACTTCAAGCAATCTACTTCAGGCCAAAGTGAACACCGCCAGCAACCAGCTCGCCGGCGCCAATCTTTCCACCAGCAACACGCTGTCGGTTTTAAAAGTCAACGCCACGAACGGTTTTAGCACCAACCAAATCATCAGCCATGGATACGGCACGAATAATTTCACGCTGTATAGTCCGAATGTCAGAGCTTGGGTTAGCAACAGTTTTTTATTCCTGGCGACTTCAAATGATGACTCAGTGATGAGCATCAACGTAAATCATGGGTCCGACGGTGGAATAGGAGATATCAATGGACCTCAAGGCCAGCAGATTGGATGGAACGCTAATGGCCAATTGTCATTGGGCGATAGTGGAGGCGAGGCGATTTTTTTAGATCCTGTTTCCGGTGTCACCATTCAAGATTTAAATTCTCACATACTTTCATTGGATCCGGATACGGGAGATTTCACCATTACGGGAGGTGGGTCGTTTGCAGGGTTGGGAACGGGCATTGTTGGGAAAATAAATTCCACCAACGGCTTTGGTGTCAATCCGACATTCACCAACAACACCAAGCTTGAAGCTGATGTTTCTTTCGGCGCGCTCGGCCAGGCATTGGGAATTACCTCTGGCAAGGGCACCAACTTCCTTGTTTTCACCGGGGCCGGAAGTTCGCCAGCGACCAATGGCGCGCTCGTCTGGACCAGTGGACTAAATTGCTACACCAATTGGCTCAACGGCGTCATTCTCACCAACAACGGCTCCGCCTGGCTGATGCAGACCAATGGCATCACGCTTTACTCATTAACCAGCAGCTCGCCGATCGGAACTTACTCAGCGGTCAATGGCGCATTGCCGGCACCGTCTTCTTTTTCGACGGCGGCGATCCTGCCAAGCATGGTTATGCTCGGCTACTGGTCCGTGAGCAACCAGGTGGCCCAGTCCAATGCGCTCTTCACCAACATGGTGCTGCTCGCGACGAATAACTACATCGCGAACAACGGCGGCTTTGGCACAAACGCGCGGCTCTACAGCACGCGCCTTCTTTGGAATTCCACGGAATTAAGCCTTGCCGGTCCATCGAATCCAGGCTCGCAAATGGATTTTGCTAGCGCGGCTTGGGGCGAGGCGAACACGAATAACTCTTCCGGATTCGGCGGGGCAATTTTATCCGGCGCAACCA